TTTGAAGCTGAGATCACCAACAAAGATGCAGTAATTAATCTCCTAAATGAGCATCGCAGGCGAGGACTAGCAGGTGACCTCGCCAAGCTTGCTCTCGATGTAGAAGATGGTAGTGCTGATCCACAAAGTTTAATAGAAAAGTTTAAAGACTTTGAAGTAGATGAAGTAACTGATAAGAAGTTTGACTTTCAGAACATGAGTCTTAAACATATATATAATGAGCAAGATAACTATCCAGGTCTACGATGGAGACTTAACTGGCTTAACAAATCACTAGGTAGTCTACGCAAAGGAAACTTTGGTTTTCTTTTTGCTAGACCAGAGACAGGTAAGACTACGTTCTTAGCTAGTGAAATTACTCACATGATTAAACAAACAGATGGTGATATAATATGGTTCAATAATGAAGAAAGTAATAGAGTAGTTGCAGATAGAATTAACCAAGCCTTTGCAGGTGTTGAACGTAGAATACTTAAAGGGCAGCAGCAAGCTGCCTATGAAAAACAATATGAAGATATAGTAGGAGATAGAATTAAATTAGTAGGTAATGAAATTACAGAGTCTACTGATCCTAAAAAAATTGAAGAGATACTTAAAACTACTAACCCTGCATTAATTATCTTTGACCAGATAGATAAGATTAAAGGATTCAAAGCAGATCGTAATGACTTAGAACTTAAAGCTATTTATCAATGGGCTCGTGAGATTGCAAAGAAATATGCACCAGTAATTGCAGTATCACAAGCATCAGGCGAAGCTGATGGTAAGCTATGGCTTACAATGAACATGGTAGATGGTAGTAAAACAAGTAAACAAGGTGAGGCTGACTGGATGCTAGGTATAGGTAAAGAACAAGACAACACTTCACGACTTAGATACTTCAATATATTGAAGAACAAGTTGCCAGGTGATGATGATACTTTACCTGACTTACGTCATGGCAGTACTCAAGTATTAATTAAACCAGAGATAGCAAGATATGAAGACATCTAAACCATACATAACACTTGATGTAGAAACAACTACATCTAATAAAGGTAACCCTTTTGATCAAACTAACAAGCTATGCTATGTTGGTATAGATCAAGAGGTATATAATATCGAGTATGATGTTGAGCCCTACAAGAATAATCTCCTAAGTATACAAGAGTCGATAGACTCTGCCACTGTTCTTGTGGGGTTTAATATCAAATTCGATTTACATTGGTTAGCAAGGTATGGAATTACCTTTGCTACTAAACGTATATGGGACTGTCAAGTAGTACAGTTTATACTTGACGGACAATCAAACCCATATCCTAGTCTTAATGGTGTTGCTGAACACTACGGATTAGAATCTAAACTGGACATAGTGTCAGAACAGTATTGGAAAAATGGTATTGATACACCTGATATACCAGAAGAAATACTTACTGACTATCTTAAACAAGATGTTAAGCTAACTGAGCAGATATTTCTAAAACAAATGGAAGAACTCAACAAACATCCTGAACTTAAACGGTTAGTTAGTTTGCATAATCAAGATCTATTAGTGTTGCAAGAAATGGAATTTAATGGTATACTATATGATTATGATAAAAGTAAAATACTAGGAGACGAACTTGAAGAACAGATTGCTAAACTTGATCAAAGACTTTTTGAATACCACGGCTTTGATAGTTTTAACCCTAATAGCGTGGACCATCTTAGCGCTTTCCTTTACGGTGGGACTATTAAGTACAAGTATCAGCGTCCTGTCGGACATTACAAATCTGGGGCTAGAAAAGGTGAGATCAAACTACAATGGTTTGATGAAGAGCACCAGTGTCCACGACGAGTACGACCTTTAAAAGGAACTGAGCTCGCTAAAGAAGGTCTTTACTCTACTGATGAAAAGACCTTACGCTCGCTTAAACCTAATGCAGAAGGTCAAGAGATTCTAGATATACTCTTAACAAGAGCTACGCTAGAAAAAAGAAAGTCAACTTACTACCATGGTTTATGTAAGTTGATTGATGATAACAACTGGAAAAAAGGAGAGATACATGGGCAACTAAATCAGTGTGTAGCAAGAACAGGTAGGTTATCAAGTAGTCGACCTAACCTGCAAAACTTTGATGGAGAGATTAAGTCTCTCTTTACTTCAAGATATTAAGGAGATGTATATGGAAACAGTTAAAGACGTAGATCAAAAAATCTACGCAGGATTTATTGTAATTATTTGTTTAGGTTTAGCAGCAATTTTACTAGGACCTAATAAAGAAAAACCAATAGAAGATATTATAGCAGAAGAAATTATTGTATCTAGTATAGATGAAGTAACTGCTTTAGATATACCAGAATCAGAACCTTTACCTGAGATTATTATTAATGATCCTATTCTACCTAGAGCATTGCCTCCATTAGTAGAAGGTGGTGAGGTTTATTTCGAGGAACTATAATGTTACTCCAGGCAGATGCTAAACAATTAGAGTGGGTAGGTGCAGCCTACCTAAGTCAAGACGACCTAGCTATACAAGAAATCTGGGATGGGACTGACATGCACTCTGACAACCAAACTAGGTTTGGATTACCATCTAGGCTTATAGCCAAGACATTCGTATTCAGACTTATCTATGGTGGGTCTGCCTACTCATATGCTAATGATCCTAACTTCAAAGAGATTGGAGATGAAGTTTATTGGCAAAACATTATAGATCAATTTTATAACAAGTATACTAAACTAAAGGAGTGGCATGATGAAATAGTATTTAAAGCAAAACGAGATAGGAAACTTACTATGCCAACAGGTCGTGTGTATTATTACGAACCTGAGGTTACGAGCTATGGGGTTAAATACCCACGAACTAGGATACTTAACTATCCTGTTCAAGGCTTAGGTGCTGACTTAATGTCAATAGCAAGAGTTTCTTTACGTAATAGGTTACTCAACAAAGAAGGTGTTAAACTAATTAATACTGTACATGATTCAATTATACTTGACTTTGATTCTAAAGTATGGGATAATATAAGTATAGTTAAAATTGTTGAGAAATGTTTTAACGATGTACCTGATAACTTTGAAAAGTTATTTGGACATAAGTTCAACTTACCCATGAGAGTCGAATGTGAAGTCGGTGAAACATGGGGCAATATGGAGATAGTTAATGTTAATTAATATTATTGATGTAGCACAACCACAAACAAGTACTAACCGTAACGGTAGACAATACCAGTCATTAGAAGTCACCTATAAAGATGATCAAGGTAGAGTCAGTAGCAAAAAACTAATGTCATTCTCTAATCCAGAAGTGTTTAGAACAGCACAGACCTGGGAGAAAGGTGATGAAATAAACATTGCTATGGAGAAAGACGATGCTGGTTACTGGAACTGGACTGCGGTATTAGCAGCTGGAGAGGTGGCGCCTGCGCCTACAAACCAAAGCGTAGCGACATCCTCGACAGGTGATAGTAAAGCTAAAACAACTAAAGTAACTGGTAGTAACTACGAGACTAAAGAAGAACGTGCCTTACGACAATTAATGATTGTAAGACAAAGCTCTTTATCTAATGCAGTAGCTACACTAGCAACACATGGTAAACCATTATCAAGTGCAGATGTTGTAGCTCTAGCTAAACAATATGAAAGATTTGTAATGGAGGGTAACTCCTCCACTGCAAATGCTATCGATGACCTAACTGGAGACATTCCTTACTAATATGGAAGCTTTAATTGACCAAGATTTAGTATGCTTTCGATGCGCAGCAAGCGCAGAGAATGATGACTTAGGTATAGCTATATACAGAGCTAACGAACTGTTTGATCAGATCCTTGAAAAGACAGAAGCTAGCTCTTATAAAGCTTTCTTAACAGGTACTAATAACTTTAGAAAACAAATATACCCTGAGTATAAGGCTAACAGAACAGCTCCAAAGCCTAAGCATCTTGATGACTTAAGAGCTTGGAGTGTGTCTGAACTTAATGCAGAGGTAGCAGATGAAGGTTTAGAAGCAGATGATATGCTTGGAATCTATCAAACAGATGACACAATCATATGCAGTCTAGACAAAGACTTGTTACAAATACCTGGTAAACACTTCTCTTGGGAAATTAATGGTAAAGGTTGGACAAGACCTGATACTTTTGTTGAACAAACAGAACTAGAAGGTCTTCGTCTATTTTATGAACAGTGTATTAAAGGAGATAGAAGTGACAATATTAAAGGCATTGAAGGCATGGGTGAGAAGAAAGCAAGAGTCTTACTGGAACCTGCTCAAACAGAACAAGAGATGTTGCAAGTAGTTCTGAATGCTTATGGTAATGAAGAAGAGTTTTTAATGAATGCTAGCTGTCTATGGATTCTTCGTAATGATAGACTAAAATATAAAGAACGATATGCCAGCATTTAAAAGTAAGTTTGAAGCAGCTGTGTGGAAAGAGCTGCGCAAACATTATAGTTCGTGTCAATACGAACCAGATAAACATGAGTATATACAACCAGTAATACATCGTAAGTATATACCAGATTTTAAAATGGCTCGTAATGTATACATAGAAGCTAAAGGTAAGTTAGATTTAGCAACAAGGCAAAAGATGGTATGGTTTAAAGAATCCAACCCACATATAACCATTATCTTTTTATTTATGAACGCTGACAATAAGATAACTAAACGCAGTAAAACAACCTACGGTGAATGGGCTACTAAGAATGGTTTCTTATGGTTAGATTATAGGAGTGATTGGATAAATGATTATAAAAAACTTAAGAAGAAATAAGGATGGTTCTTATGATTTTGATTTCAGTGTAGATAATTTAGAAGCTGAGTTCTTAATGGATCATGCTATTAAAGATCTAATTAGAGCAGGCATTATTAAAATAAATGAAGAAGATACCGAACTAGAAGTACGAGGTATGGAACAAAACGAAGGGACGTTACAATGAAACACTTAGTTATACCAGATTGCCAGGTCAAGCCTGGTGTATCTGTTAAATATTTAGAAAATATAGGTAAGTACATAGCAGAAAAACAACCTGAAGTTATAGTATGTATAGGTGATTTTGCTGATATGCCTAGCTTATCAAGTTATGATGTAGGTAAAAAAGCTTTTGAAGGACGTACATATAAAGCAGACATACGAGCAGCACATAAAGGTATGGAGGCATTACTAGGACCAATTCATAAACTTCAAGCTAGACAAGCTAAACTTAGAAAGAAACAATATAAACCTCGTATGATACTTACATTAGGTAACCATGAGGATAGGATAGATCGAGCTGTAAACAACGATCGTAAATTAGAAGAACTAATTAGTATTAAGGATTTAAATTATGAACAGTATGGTTGGGAAGTATATGATTATCTTGACGTGGTTGTGGTTGATGGGATTGCTTACTCTCACTATTTTGCGAGTGGTGTCATGGGCAGACCAGTCACATCTGCTTCTGCTTTACTCAATAGAAAACACATGTCATGTTTCGCAGGACATCAACAAGGAAGGCAGATTGCATACGCTAGACGTGCAGATGGACGAGAGATTACTGCTATCATAGCAGGTAGTTGCTATGAACACAACGAAGACTACTTAAATCATCAAGGTAATCAACACTGGAGAGGCTTCTATGTATTACATGAAGTAAAAGATGGAGCGTTTGATGAGATGGCAGTCTCATTAAATTATGTAAATAGTAAAT